GCATCAGACATAAGCTGGTGAGTCCATGCAAGGAAGTCACTCTCGATTGCTGAATTGTGTCGGACAGAAAGCTTATTAAGAAGCTCGTCAAACTTAGCCACTTCTTTCTCAAAACCAACAGCCATTCGTCCAAAGATACTGGCGACGTACTGGCGCTGCTGCTGACGGAAGGCCTCGGCAGGATTGTCCTTCAAGAACCCATCAATCATCCCGCCAGCGTTACCGGCATCGGCGAGGAACTTTTTGGTGGAGATATTAACCACCTTCGCCTCGGCAAACATAGCCTCAGCGGCTTCTTTAATCTCCGCATGGGTCATCGAGAACTCAAGATCACCCTTGGTTGCCAGCGCCAGTGTTTGTTCGTGCAGAAACTCAATCTGCGATTGTGAAAGAACATGATCCTGCGCTTCCTGCAGTACCTCCGCCGAAGTCTGGCCATACTTCTCCTGCATCACCTGTTCGGTTTCCATCTCCACCAACCTACGCTTGTAGGTCAATGCCGTCATCCCCGCGTTCGTTCTTGCTTGTGTAAGCTCTGCAAGGCGATCGACCAACTGACGGCCAGAACCATACCCGAACAGACCAGCAAGATCATCAGGACGCATACCATCAGCAGAGACATAGGCTTCGGGGAGGGCTTTCTTCTGCTCCGCCGTGAGATACTGTGATCCCAACTTCGGCTTAGCGACTCGCTCTCCGTAGAGTAATCCGCTGGACATGAGGGCGTCCGCTGCAACGTCTGGTCGGGAATTGATGTTGATTTCAACTTCAGTCCGTACTTCTTGTTTGTTAAGCCGCCACTTTGCACTCCGCTCCCGTTCGATCTGCTCCATCTGGCGCTTCGTAAGTGCATCAACATCTTCTTGGTTCCTCTCCCTGATCAGCTTTTCCCACTTCTCACGTTGCTTCATAGTAAGCCAATCAGGGAACCGGCCCTTGAATGGCGAACGATCTTCCATTCGGGTCATGCCCGGGAGTTCGGGTTCTTTCTCCGAAGCCAGCGGTTGCCCCTTCCTCCGAGGAACAGCTGTGCCAGCCCTACGGGCCCCTACCTCACCGCTTTCAATCTTCTCAAACAATTCATCAATAGTCGGAACATGACCGAAGACGGACTTAATCGCTTCAAGAACTTCCTTAAAGAACTGAGCCATCTTCTGGAAGCCCGCTTCAACCGCGGAGTTATAACGCTTCCTCGGACCTGAGGTCTGTGCTCCCCACGTGCCGAATTCTTCTGCTACAGCTTCTTCTAAAAGCTCCATATCCGACATCTTATGTCGCTCGTAGCGATTGCGTATGTCGTAACGACTGATCCAATCTTCTTCCTTGGCAACCTTCGCTATCGCATCCCACTCAACATCGCGAATAAATCTGTAATCGCGGAGGAAGTGAATAGCCTCATGTCGGGTAGTCTTACCTACATCTCTAGCGTTGAGTGCCGTAACGATGATAGGTTGAAGATTCTTCTTGGTGACGTAAACACCAGAAACCTCAACACCCGTAAGTGATGCCTTCTGAACAGTTATATTCTGTGCTCGAGGTGCGATTCGCTCAAGAATCTCCGACACCTTCTGAGCAAGTTCTTCTTCCTTGGCGGTGAACTTATCTCGAGGTTTATATTCAATCTCAACGCCAGCTGGAAGAGTAGCCTTCTTCATCCCCTCACCAGAAAGAATTTCCGCGGCGATGTCAAGATCAGGTTCGTCAAGTTTAACGACAAACCTATCTCCATGACTCTCCCATGTACCAGCCTTATCCCTCGCACCACTGACCCTATACCCTGTGAGGGTTTCAGCGTTTGGGAATTCGGCCTTCATTTGTCTCTGTAATAAATCACGTATAGCACTTGGGCCGAACTTATTCTGGGCCTTATCCCTTTCAAGGCCTGAAATATCCTCTATGTAGAGTTCCTTTCCGCCTTTCTGCTCTGAAAGAAGGATATATCCTTGCGAGACACCTGCTTCGTCAGTGAATTCGAAGTTATGAAATTGTTCTTCAGGAGTACCGCTACGCTTTAACAGCAACTTCCTCTGCTGGGGCAGCGGCGGCATCTGGAACTTAGCCGCATCACGAACTTGGCGGATAGCTTCGCCGTTGCGGTCGAGGACTTCAAGATCAGCATCGTTGAAGACGACGAAGTTGCGGGTTAGAGATTTTTCGACTCTACTCCGCATTTCAGGATCGGCACGTAATGCGTTCTGCATAGAATAGCTATCAAGGTCGGCACGACGTGTGCGCGACCCCTGATCCAAGAACTTGATGCCGGGGATGCCTTCGCTAGCCATAAGCTCAGCGACGGCTTTCTTATCCATTCCACGAAATAGCTTACCCACAGTTATAGAATGTATATTATCGCCAGTGCTTTCATCGTGGACGATACTTGTACGTCCATCGTCCTCACGCAGCTTGTACTTCTCCACAAAATCCTTTACAGCCTGCGGCTGATCCGCAAGCTTGGCATCCCAATCCAAAAACTCCTCAGGGTTTCGCTTCACCCGGACGCGGTAGAGGTTGCCCGGTTTCAAATCCATCAATGGCGTGCCGGAGAAAGGATTACCTGGCACAATTGCCGGTGTTGCCGTACCGGTCTGTGTGGGTTTTACATAGCTCTTAGCGACCTCTGGATTCTCTGCTACATAATGTCCGTACCCAAAGCTCTGTGCCCCCTGACCAGTTCCAATCTTCTCACTACTAAACGCATCAAACTCCGCAGCTGATCCATGATAAACATCAATATCCGCTCTAGCAGTCGCCTCTTCCTTCGTGGACTGTCCAGGCCTAGGCCTAATATGATCGTGAAGAGCATCTTGTACTTCTGGCTTAACCCTACTCAACCATATCGATAATGGAATTTGTACATCTGAATTCGAACTGAGGCCCAGCTGAAGTTGGCCTTGCAAGTCGGGCACAGCACCCAATAATCCATCGTCGATCTCTGGAAGTTTGTTTCCGTACAACTTAACAACTGCATCCGGACTGACTCCAATGTACATGTCTGGATGGGTGGCGAGGAAGTCTTGAAAATACTCTGGACTACGCTCTCGAGTTGCGGATTTGTCTGCGGCACTCTCGAGCTCCTTCAGGTTCTGAAGATCAATCTTCGCCTGCTCATCCTTGATCTTGTCGATGATGGGATGAATACCGTATGGAGGCTCTTCCCCGGCCTCGATATAAGTCTTGGCCTTGTCAAAAGCCTCAGCCATCCGCTTGACTTGAAGCTGCTCGATATGCACAGGGCCCGGTTTGGGTCGTATACCGAAGGTGGGCTGGTTGGTGAGCATCTCCAACATGCCGCCAACATCCTTGCCCAGCTTCCTCGCTGAGCTGGGGTCCATACCAGATTGCGCCGCTAGTGTCTCAGTACCAGCGACACCGCCTTCGATGATCCCTTTTATGCCTGCCGCCAACCCACGAAACACAACCTCAACAGGTGTCGCAGCGAGTTTGATATTTGTCGCCAACATCGGATAATTGCCGGCGAACTCAATCCCAGCCGGTGAGTTGACGATCCAATCTCCAATAGTCTGCTCGCCCCAACCCTCTTTCACCCCCTGAATAGCCGCCTCAAGCGCGGAGCCAGTGGCTTTGAATAGAGGAAATCGTGAAGGGGGATTGAGTTTATCTAAGGCCTGACTGGTTTCGTCAAGCGCAGAATAATCGTCATTAGAAATCTTCGTAGCGTAGGCGTTCCTGCGGATGTATTCTTGAATATGTTGATTCTGAGAGACAATATCCCCCGTCATCTGCTGCTTAGTTTGAGCCTCAAACCCTTCCAAATCCCCCGACACTACCTCCGGTGGAACACCGGTAGCACGAGATAGATCGAGCGTCCTAACTGCATCGTCAGGACTGGCATCGAAATCCGCAACTGCCCTCCTGCGCGGAACAGCTATAAAGTCCAGAATCTCTGCGTCATAATCATTGCTCATTGACGAGGAACCTGTGGACCTGAGGGAGGTTTAGACGCAGGAGGTTTGGCAAAGAGTTTCTTATATTCAGTGTTGATATAGATACGGCGAACCATTTCATCAGTAACTTGATCTGGCTTGAGGCCCATCTGGGACCATGTTGGACGATTGCGAATTTTCTCAGCTTCAGTTGCAGGTACAGGGGTCTGGTAGAATGGTTTCTTAGCACCACCAAACACAGGCCAACCACTTGGACTTCCCCATTGCCATGGAGACTGCCGCAGAAGTTGCTGGCCAATCCTATTGATATCTTCATCCTTCGGCAACTTCTTATTATCAGCTTGAAAAGTATTTATAGCATATTGAAGCGATCCCACAAATTGATCATATCCTTCCTCATTATCTCTACGATTGAGTTTAGCGGCACCAAGCATTGGTCGTAGAATATTCAAAGCATGCCCAACGCGAGGATCGGAGTCGGCATTCTGCATCTTCTTTTCTTGGAGTTTAATAAACTCCTGCTTCCACTCTGTTGGAAGATTCATATTTGGAAAGTCTTGATCCATAAACTTCGCCGGATCAGAGTTCGCCATTCCATGCAGACGACGATATTCCGCCAGCATCTCAGGAGTTTTTTCAACAACAAGACCCTGCTTCACATTCTTAGCCAAACTGGAAATCACAGCCTTCTGTGCCTCAGGGTCCAATGCCTCATAAGCCCGCTTCACCCTCGAATCGATAGTGATTTCCTCAAGCGTTGTACGCAGCTTTCCTCCCGGCATCGGCGCCATAATCGTCCCATGAACAAGAAGCTTATTGGTGTTATCATAATCCCGCTTGGCCGCGCGGGTCTGCGCAACCGAAGTCTGAATCCTCTGTCGAACATAATCCTTAATCACCGGATCATTCGGAGCGTATTTCTCCGCCAGCCGATCCCCTTCCTCAAACATCTGCTGAAGGGACTTATTCTTATTCAGCGGATCGTCTTTAATATGGGCGGTGACTTGATCGGCGATAACCCTCGAACCAGTTTGCCTGACGTTGGTTTGAACCACCTTCTCCGTCGAGTCGAACTTATCACCAAGGATGGATTTGTACTGCTCAAGCATCTTCGCAGCGGCTTCGGGATTCCGCTGGGCCATGCCCTTGATCCGCTGCGATTGCATCTCACGAAACCACTCTTGCTTCTTAGCGAGAACAGTTCCTTCACTATCTCCAAGAATCCCCGCCTCTTGCTCAATCTGTTCCTCACCCTTCTTTAGCCCATTTATGAAGGTGAGATTATTCTCGGGATCAGAAAACGCTTCGTTCTTAATAACCTCAAGCTTAGCCTTACCAGTCTGAATCAGGTAGCTCTTGAATTGAGTTCCAGCATGGCCCGCGCTACTGATTGTCTGTCGAGCAAGCTGGTTCCTTGTCTCACTATCGTAAAGACGACGGGAATGCGGGTTGGTAAGACTATCACGTATCTTGTTTCTAGCGGCTTCGAGGCGTTCAAGATGACCGGGGAGGTTGGCTTTAGCATTGCGCCCAAGTTCTGATTTGAATTCTTCATGCATCAGCCCCGACTGTGTAGCGAATTCAATCGCAGCGCGATCCGCGTCCGTGCGATTCTCTAGCTCCTGAATGGCAAGTGCCCTGCGGAATAATTCATCCCCAGCGCCTTCGACAGTCTTACCGAGGGTGCTAACAGCAGCGCCAACATTCTCACCGAAGGCTGCGCCTGACGTACCTACGTTAAGCTCAGGCGTGCCTTGTGTGGAGGGCTCAACCGACGGTACCGGATTGTATGGGACTTTTGCCATCAGTTATCACCCCAAAGGCCCATCTGATTTCCCTGAAGCCACTTGCTTGAGACACTGGTTGCGGTTCCAAGGAGAGAAGAGGCAACCGCATACCTTCCAGCAGTCCTGGCGTTGCTAGAGGATGCGTCCGCCATCGCGGCCTTGTTCCCTTCTTCCATCCCACCCACTTCGTACGCGTAGGCCCGCCTAGCGGCGTTGGCGCGGATGGTTCCTTGATCGGTAAGGTCGATGGCTCGCTGGCTGTCCCGAATATCCACAGCCGATCCACCATCCACCTTCAACCCACTGGCGCCTTGCTGTGCCAGAATCGCACCGGCCCTTTGCCTGGCGGCGATACCATGTCGCTGGGCCTGATTATCGCCAATTACCCGCTGGTAATCCGCATTCTGCTTGGCGATGTCTTGATTAATCCTAGCCTGCGCGGCCTGATATTGATACATCTGCGACTGCGCCTTCGCCTGTTGCGAAGCACCAACCGCTGACACAATACCGCCACCGATAGTCGTAGCAATACTCGCAATCGCTATCAGTTCTGGTCCCATCTCAGTTCTTCCTTATTGTGAAATCGAGCATATCGCCATTGGGTTCGAACTTCGCGCCGAGCCACTCCAACCACCTGATCGCTTTCTTATTACTTCGAAGAGTATGGCCCCACAATTCACCATACTCTTCTAGCATCTTTTTTACAGCAATCTGACTCTTTCTCACAAACAAAAACTCATGACCTTTCATATCAGGGCTAGTATATAGCCATAGATAAGCCTTATCCGAAAGTAAAGTCGTAGGTACAACTCCCCAGATGCAAATAAGCTTTCCATCTATCTTACCTATATTCAAATTCTCACTTATCGACACCATCTGCGACAGTGTCATTCGATGCTCTTCCTCAACGTCCGATAAGACAGTGTAGATGATATCCGCCCGACTTACCTGTCCCATTTTAGTTCTCATTTACGATTGAACACCGTAAAGGTTGGAATGACACCAAGAATAGTAGCAGGGAAGGGAAAGAGTTGCATGAAGCAATACTGCCCTTGCTCGCTGTACTTCGGATCGAGAATAGTCATGGCATCGCCGGTGACAAGGTCAGTGACTTGTTCGTTGGTTTGAGAGCCGATATTTCCTGGCACTGTGTCGCGCATGGCGGTGAGGTTGCTAAAGGTAGAGCCTGTGAACATCCACATGCTATCTGTTACTCTAGCAGTAACCTTGGTGATCTTTTTCTGCTCGCCCTGGATGGTGGGCTCGCCAACCTCTAACGCCAGAGTTTTAAGCTTCGGAAAGTATTGTATCCCTATTGTTAATTTGCTAGTCAACGCTGGAAGTGTAAACGATCCATCCTCCGGCATCACAAACGAATCGACCATAACGCCGTCGGCAAGTCCTGTGACTGTTTGTCCCGCAAGATGTGAGGCGCCGTAGAATGTGGCAACCGGCGATCCATCATACCGAACCGCCGCATCAACAGTCCAAGCGTCCTCAACTCCCTCAGGAAAGGTCCTTTCTTGAAACCGCTCTATCCACTTCATCGTGACGCCGTTGATTACTCTCTCCACAACGACATAGACGAAGTCGTTCAAGACCCCTTCGCTATTTGCCTCAGTTATACAGGCAACAGATTTGAATAGCGATGTGCCGGTATCGGTAAGGGTATTATGATGGGTCCAACCAATCAGTTCCTGCTCCTTCATGAACGTGCAGGTGAGCAGGGTGCCGTCGCTTCTAATCGCATGAAGAAGTTTGAAAGGCTCTTCGGCCCAGCACCATTCTAGAATCTCATAGCCATAGAATAGATGACTGGAAAGAACAGAAATATCCGTGCCGGTGAAGACGTTGGTGTAGAAGTTATAAGCGATATCTCTAACAATCGACCCCTTAGCTTGGACGTAGAGAATGTCAAAGTTACACACAATCGGCGGAACTTCGCTTGAACCGATGTACGATTGCGGATTGGCACGGATATCCGCAGGGGTAATTGGCGCTGAATCCCCACCGCCATTGATCAACCAATTGGTTGAGTTAGTGAAGACGATCAAGCCTGATTGCATTGGAACCATATGGCGAATAGAGTTCAGTTGACCTGAACTCAACTCCACACTGATCGCATCATCTGGCTGAATAGGATCGCTAACGTCGAAGTTGAAATACGCTCCTGTGCGACTGAAGTCGATAACTTGTGGAGCGAGGATTTTCGCCGCTAGCGCCAAGCGCTGTTGGAAGATCGCTGGCACGCCAGGATAGCCAGCAGCAGTTGTCTGCAAAGCCGCAGTAGCTGTGGCTGTACCTGAAGAAAAAGTAACCACTGGAACTGACGTATAACCAGACCCGGTGTTGTTTAAGATCAGATTGTTTATCTCGTGGTTGACATCGACCGTGGTAGGGTCTTGGCCAGGACCAGGATCGGTTTGAATTATAGGATTGGCTGGCGTTGAACCTGTTGCGATAGTTCCCGGATTAGACCCAGGATACCCCATCGGCTGGAACGCCGTTATAATGCCTGAGAAGTCAACGCTAGCAACTACAAATACCACACCATTGGGAAAATTGACTTTGTCACCAACATCATGTGTCTCTGTGCCCGGGTCAACAATGACCGGTGTGAAACCGTCCGAAATACCAAGGGTAGCAGTGGCTGTGGCGGTTACACCACCAGCAGGAGCAGCAGCGATTGTAACTATCGGAACAGCGGCGTATAGATCGTTCGAAGTCAAGGTAAGTGATTCAACACCGGCACCTTGAAATGGGTTCCTAGAGACCGGTACACCAACAGTGAAGTCAGCTTCAATGTTAGTGTCATCAAAGGCCAAGCCTTTAGTGTTGCCGATATATCCGTAAGCAGCGCCAGATGGCACGGCGTTACCATAGACAAGTGTGGCTCGATAGACATTGTAGCTCGTCGCGCCTGTAGCAGCGGTCCAAGTTAACCGATTAGTTCCCGCCACACTTCGGATATCTTGGATGTTAGACAGGGTCGCTGGTGTGCTAGGCGCAGATTCCTGTCCACCTATATCAACACTCGTCACAACATAGGCGTAGTAGACAGTTCCGGCTGCGAGCGTCGTAGCTACGGATGGCGCTGGCGGTAAAACCGAAGTGCCAATAACCGCCGGGATCAATGTCCATTCATTAGCAGTAATGATCGACAGGATCATCGTTGGGTATTCAGGATGGGTAATAATCATCCGCGCGGTGTCTTGGACAAACTTAATGATCGACAAATCCTCAGCCAGATACGGAGAAGGCAAGGTATAAACCTTTGCTACCATACCACCGCTTGTATAAGCTGTCCATGCGGATGTATCAACTGGCACCCCATTCAAATCACCAAGTTCAATCTGATCAGCCGCAGGAACAGCAATCACGGTATAGCAGCGGTTGTTCGCCTCCAACATACCGCTGACATCTTCAATACATACAGAATCATCAACTGAGAAGTCATGGTTGGTGGATGTAGTTAAAACTCCCGGGCTCCCGTTGGTGATGTTGGAGATTTCAAACTCTTCCTCAAGAATCTGTTCCGCGTTGGCGTAGAAGCGGATATACCGATCCCCGAATTCGAGGAGGTAACCCACATTCGAACTTGCCTGAAATGGGATTAACCTAACTTGCTGATCCGAAATCCACGCCTGTCCACAATACTTAGTGCCGGGGCGAGTGCTGGCCCCACCACGATAATCGACGAAGAAATTCTCCATCAACTCTGCGGCTGAATGATATTTCGCCAGATCAACTCTGGCGTTCAGCGCTGGTGCCCATTCACCCGCATGGAAGGCTGTTTGGATTTCTTTAGTCACTTACCAAGCACTCCAAAGTGGGCCCCAATCAAAGCCTTGATTTCCTGTCCACATATTCCCGCCGGGGAAGTCGATCCCTCGGAAGCGGATGAAATCGGGTGTTACATCATTGATCGTCAGGCCTTCATTCCCATCAGCCTTTCGTGCTTCGACGATGTCCTGATTTGCTACCTCTACTAGTGAATTAGCAAGCGCTTTATCACCGGTAAGCGCCATAGCCAAGCCCGCCGCTAGGAGCGAGACATAGGCATCACGGAACAGATCATCCCACACGTTCACATTGGTGACCTGTTTGATGTAACTCAGAACAGCGCTCTCCTGATTGGTAAGAATCACACGCTGATCGACCCTAAAATTCCCCCAGGTCAGTGAGAAGGTAGCGCCAGTGCCGGCACCATCGGTAAGTCCAACCCCCTGGTCCGCAGTCTGTTTAGCAAAATAACTCCCGGCATATGGAGGCGCTGACTGTCCTCTCACCTGCGAAGTCAACACTGCCGCTATAATAACACCGCCCGGTCCTACGTTTGAAATCAACATATCCGCAGGGGCACCTATCGGGGCCTCATCGGTAGGGCCAGATTCAAGCCGAATGAAATCGTTGATAGCGTAGCCAGTCCCACCATCAACAACAGTCACAGAAGTAGCGGGGTAGAATTGATCCACGGCCACGTTGTACTTCACAGGCGGACCTTGCCAGAATGCGGCAGCGCCACCAGTCACAGCCGTGGTGATGGGAATGCCTCCACCAAACCCGGTCTGAAATGCTGGGACGATGAAGCAAGGACGCATACAATCGACAGGGTATTGATACTCGTAAATCCAAGGTGGCGCAGGTTGTCCAGGTTGCCATAGAGCGGTGGCCGGGGACGTATTCTCAGGTGTCCCCGGCGCAGCACTAATCAATGCCATGTTTAGAAAGGACCTAGCGCAGTTCCACGGAGCCATCCGCAGGAGCTTGTCACGAATTTCTGTGATGATCAGGTTTGCTTGAATGGCTTCGTTCGAGAAGTCATTATCAAGGTCGCTCTGATTAACAGTCGTCCGTGTGCCGAGCTTCTGCAGGGCTTGATTAACTAGGTCCACATATTCCATGGATCAGCCCTTCTGCTGAGTTCCGCAGTTGCCGTGATTCGTACCGTGAATCCCTGGCGTCTTTGGATCGTTGATGCCGATGGGGCCGGTTGGCGGTGAATACGGAAGAGGCTTCACTTCCGGTTTGCCGCCGCCGCTGGTTGGTGCAGTCATCAGATTCTCCTGTCAACTTCGGGTTCGAACTTCTCTCGCTCAGATTGTGGATCGAAGGGGACAGCTTGTGGCGATCCCTTCGGAGTGATCGGCACCTTCTCCCCCGATGGCTTTTCTACCATCGAATTCGAAGGACCGGCAGGGGGAGTAATGATCTTCGCCCTCTTCTCAACTTCAGTGATGTCATCGACCATCGCCTGAAGTTCCAGCTGAGCAAGACCAAGAATCTTATGATAGATCGGCCCATGCTGACCAGCCTGTACGATGATGTCCATAAGCATCTTCGCACGGTAGAAATCAAAGTTTTTCAAGTCTTTCATTTCTTCTCCTCTACCTGTTTCTTCAAGGCCTCAAGTTCCCCCTTCAGGCGCTGAGCTTCCGCAGCGAACTTGTTTGCCTGTTCGTACAGGCTCGCTGATTCGGCGATACATGCCGAAATGGTTTGCTTGAAGTAGTCCGCCTGTGTCGGTGGGGCGGGTTGCTGAGCCATCGCCACGGACGGAAGCATAAGTAGACCCACGATTAGTTTCTTCATCATTCCTCACAAGATGTTGTTAGAGACTACCTTATTCACACCAGCACCACCGTCGGAGATGGTGCCTACAGTGTTCCCACGAAGCCTGGCCAGCGATACGATGTAGTTGTCGCTCGTCCCGGCAACAATGTTGATGCCGTATTGGGAGTTGCCAGTGAACCCCCCACACGTCCCAAAGCATCCGCCTGAGATAGTGAAGTCGTTTACGTTAGCACCAACAACAACCCCATAGCGGTTCTGTGCGCCGATGGAATCAGTTAGCTCAAACCCGTTAGTTACTCCGTAGAAGGAGAAGCCGTCTAGAGTGTTGTTGCTGGCGCTACAGCGGTTACAGGCGATGCCTTGAACCGATCCTGAACTAACGTCTTCAACATATAACCCATATGCTGAATGAGAGTTCATCGTAACTGAATTCAGATTAACTCGAACTACGGTGCCAGACCCTGTCGGTCGGATCACAACGCCGGAAGTGGAGCTATCGAAGTACGAATTGATGACCTCAATAAGCCCTGTCGTGCCGGAGGATGGAGTGATGTTGAGGCAATTCCCGCACCTAATAAGGTTCAGGTTGCTCATCAATATCCCGCCACCATTGGCGATCAGGTCGATCCCCATAGCTGGCTGGTTGGCCAAATTGACCGTGCCGGAGTAGAGGTTGTCGAAGACACAGCCAAACTCACAAGCCGTGGCCTGTCTCCCAACCACCACATACTTCGCGCCCGACAAGGCCGTCGTTTGATCCATCTCAAACGCAGCATCACGGATCATCGTGGCTTGGTCGGAAACGTCGATGCAGTAGAAGCACTTCTTATACGCGGTCCGGTGGATATACCCTTGATGGGCAGTTGATTCGATGAACCCGTTGTTGGTCCGTGTGGTGGAGGAAGTGAAACCCAGGTCACGGATCAGATAGTGGGTGCCGATGCCTGCGGGGGCAGTGATGTCGATGATAGCGCCGGTGCCGGACGTGGTGGAGAGAACCGACTGAGTAGGCCCATCGCCGATGAAGCACGGAGAGTATCCAGGGCCGCGGCCGGTATGCACACCGCTCTGTGATCCGCTGGTGTTAACAGCAGAGCCACCAACGGTAGCGGAGAAGCGGAAGGAGTTCGCACCAAGACCGGCAGAGATGATGTAGTAGGTCGTCCCTGCGGTCACACCTGTAGGAAGTGCGCCTGTGGTAGTGAAGGTAATTGAATTCCCTGCGGTGAAACCATGCGCCGTCCATGTAACCACAGCCGGGCTGGCGATGGTCATTGTGACGGTGGCTTGGTTCGGGTTGGTCGCTGTTACCGCGGTGAGGGCGGTGACACTGTACGATGGGTTGGAAGCGGGGAAGTAGACACACTTGTTCAGGCTCACAGCGGTGGCAAGAACACCGTTAATCGCCGATGTGTCGTTGGTTGATCCGTTGCCTGTGGCGCCACCGTCAGTTTTGACGTTGAGCCAGGCAACTGCACCGCCGGTGACTGTGTTCCATGTTAATGTACCGCCAGCCGCTGAGGTAAGGACTTGGCCGGTGGTACCTGAAGATGATGGAAGAACGAAGTCGTAAGAAGTCACAGAAGCTGGTACAGTAATACCAACAGCGCCAGAAGTTAAGGCATTGAAAGTAATACGACCAGCAGCACTAGCATTTGTCCCAAGTACAGGTGTCTGGGAGAAGAAGGAAAGTCCGCCAAAGCCGATCAGGACAGAATTATCCACTCGGGTCGGAAAGGAGAGGATACCCGTCGTAGCACCAATCGCTAAACCACTATCAGCAGAGACACTAGAGACGAGGGTGCCGGTGGTGTTGGGAAGCAATAGAACAGCGCCGGTGGTGACTGTTTGTGGCCCAAGTACAGTACCACCGCCACCACCATTCGATTGGAAGGTGATGAATCCCTGTGTAACACCAGTCACACCAAGCGTAGGTGTGGCGGTGAACGCGGCAGGGGTACCACCAAGAACAGTACCAGCTGCACCAGTGATAGACACGGCGCCGGTGGTAGCGCTGACCGCCATAGGCGAGGTAGCATTGGAGACAAGCGTGCCGGTAGTGTTGGGCAGGGTTAAGGTAGGCGTACCTGCCGCAGCTTGCGGGGTGATAATAGCTCCGCCACTGGTAGCTCCAGCCAGAGTGAGCGTACCAGTGGCGGTCCCAGCCAGACCCAACGTGGGTGTCCGGGTAAAGCTGGGGACTGCCGAAGCGTTACCTGTAAGAATTCCGCCGGCTAAGTTTGTGAGCCCACCGACCGTCGTGGCCGCTGTATAGATCGCCAACTGATCGACGGACGCAGCGGAAACTGTGCCTCCGCCGCCGCCAACCGTGCACGCGCCACCTGCCGCAACAAGATTTCCGCTGGCGTCAATCGAGACGCAATCGCCGTTGGTTTCGGCACCACTGAAGCTGGCGACCTTCGTCGTGTTGCCTGATACAGCAACAACAGATTGACTTCCGATTGAGAAGGCATTACCAGTTCCTGCGGTGTCGAAGGTTTTGTTGGTGAAGGTGTCGGTGGTTGCTTTGCCGACAAGGGTATCGGTAGCGGCTGGAACGGAGAGAGTAACAGAGCCAAGCGCACCAGCAACAGCTTGAAGGGTAATTGATCCGCTGGTGGCGTTAGCAAATGCCAGCTGCCCAGCTGTGGCGCCAGCTACGCCAAGGGTAAGCTTAGGACTGACCCAAGTCAAATTTACAGATGCACCAAACGCAGCGGCATTGTTGAACTGAACCTCGGTGTTGTTACCTGCGGGCGAAGCTGATCCACAAACCGCACCGGCATCGACAAGGTTGCCGGAGGCATCAGCTTCGATACAATTGCCTGAGGTAAGCGCGCCGCTGGCGGTGGCGAACAGGGTTGTATTACCTGTCTTTGTTCCTACCGATACCGCGCTAGCGCCAGCACCGATAAGTGGCGCATTAGCGGTGAAAGTAGTCGCGCCTGTTCCACCATTACCAACAGGCAGCGTCCCCGTCACCATCGTGGCAAGGTTGACCGAGATGTTGGTGTCGCTAGCTGCGGTGATCAGGCCTTTGGCATTGACGGTGAATGTCGCTACCGCCGTTGCTGAACCGAAACTTCCTACGTTAGCGTTAACCGTAGCAAGCGTAGTAGCGGTAGCTCCCGGTCCGGTACCAGTGACATCGCCGGTGAGGGACGTAATCGCCGAGCCAGCGATACATGATATAACGCCAGTATTGGTTAACGTACAATCGCCAGACATAGTCCGGGCTTGCGCCACGTTCGAAGCGTTCCCAACGAATATCTGTGCCGAAGGGAGAGCCGATCCCGACCCTCCAACTGCTGTTTGAACAAACGCCGTGCTTGCGCAGGTGTTGTTGTTAGTCCCTGGGGCTTGTGTGGGGCACTGAACTTGCTGTGCCTCAACAGGGCTCCACAAACCAAACAGGAGTGGGAGAGCTAGGAGAAGCTTCTTCATATGTTCGAATCCATGATGGTAAGTGGACAACCTTCAGCAGGGAAGCCAGAGAAGGAGACAGCATGCCATTGCTGCTGGCACTCTCCTTCAACCGTGAGGGTGCCGCCATCAGCATAAACCAAGAAGGCGCCCTCACGATTAGTCTCGTCGAAGTTATTCGTAACGTAGACGTTTACCGGGTTTCCATCGCCGTCTAAAGCAACCCGGAACCGCAAACCCACGAGGCAGTTGACCGTCCCTGGATTGTGAAACACCAACCTCCTACGGGAAGGATTCAACGGAGCCACGATCTGAAGACCAGAGTTCAGCGCAGTACGATAAAGCCGTCCTCCCGCCGCCAATGAATAGGCTTGTGCCCCTCCCGAAATGGAGATGATGCTCATTAGACTCTCCGATCTTTCTTCTCGGACAGCTGTTCGAGCCGCTGAGTGAGCAAGGCGTTCTGCTGAGCCAGCTGCTCCATCTGTTCCTGCAACTTATCAAGGGTACCGGAATCAACACCCTTCAACGATGTAGCCTGCTTTCCACCACCTTCGACGATCTTGGCTTCCAACTGGCGCCAGATTTGGCTGGCATAGTCACCTTCCAACGAGTCGATCGGATGGACCCACAGGTGGCGATGCTTTTCAGTGATCGCTGCCGCCTCGTCGTCGAGTGGTTCCATATCCGGAGTGGGAGGACCGGTGAATTCAATATCCCTACCAGTGATCCGACCCTGCGCGACGATGATACCTTCAGGTGTATTCCAGTCATTAGGATCTTCAGGATTGAGATAGAGCGGCACAGCAAAGGTCTTCTTCGCCTGCCGTCCAGTATCGCGATTCGTTTCCTTGAACTCAATCTCCGTTCCCGGGACGGGAAGGTAGTGTGCCGTTTTCAAAAGCCAACGTGCCATTCTTCTCTCCTGTTGTAGTTATCCAATTCTCCAATTCGTCCCGTCGCTGTAGACAGGGACGCCATTCGCGCCACCACCAGCAACAACTGATGCGAACGTAGTCGCGGTAGCATCGGTGACGAATGAACGGGCTCCTGCACCAACGGTACCAGCGGCTATAAGGTTTGTGACCGTCTTAGGTGTTGATATAGTATATCCGTCAAAGACGTTGAGCGAATCATCGCCAGCGCTATGGATATTCTCACTGATCACAGAGCCGACGCCAGTTTGGTCGTCAACCCAGAGGCCATAACAGTTGGTAACAAGCTGCCCACTACCCCACGATAAGGCATAGAACCCGTACATGTTGGTGGCGCCGCCACTCGCGCCGTCAACGTATGGGCGGGACATGAAACCGTGCAGGTTGCCTATAAGACCAGCACCGTAATGATCAAACGACGCTAGAATGCCATAGCCGTTGTTAATGTTTCCACTACCGTAGCTGTTACAGTACATATTGAAGATTGGGATATTATCGAAAATCCCGGTACTGTCTGAGTTGATCGCCACGTTAACGTCAAGGGGAGAACCTGAGATACCGTCAGCGGTTGCTTTAATACCTAGCGAAATGGCTAGGCCGACTGGTGCTACCGCGGACGTGACGATGTACTCATTGATAAGAAGAGGAGTGATAATAGCAGATGAAGTCTCATTAACTGGATCGCCAGGAGCAAAAACAATTGTACCAAGTGTGGCGAAGTTGCCTAATGCGGTATCTTGAGAGTTGGTTAAACCATCACCGGCAACCCATGTAAGATCAGAATCACCGCCAAAAGCACCGGCGTCGTTGTATTGTATCTCAGTGTTGGCACCGCCTGGGGTACCGCTACCGCCACCACCTGGAGGGTAGGAGAAGAGTTGCCTAGCCATTAGTTATAACTTTCGATGTAGGAGACAACCTGAGAGCCGGCGCCAGTGATACCAAACACAGCCGCAGTTGTGGGGATGGTCACAGCGGCGCCCTTGAACCCAGCGAGGAGAACGCCGGTGCCGATGGCTACACCGGAATTGCCAAGCCAGATATCTGTGGTGCCGCCATTTACGATGGTCACATCGCCACGTGTAGCTCGGGCGGCAACAATTTCAACGCCACCAGCTGTGGTATTGACAGTCTCCTGGCCTGTGGCGATATTGGGGTAGCCAGTCGGACTCTCCGGAGGCCCGCCGCCACCACTACTAAGGACGTTAATCGACCCGTCGGAATTAACCACCAACGGAGTCATCGTCGTCGGAGCAGCTATATCGTCCGGCCCAAAGATAGACTGCCACAGGCCTTTATAAATATCGAACATGCCAGCCATTAGAGCCTCGCCTTCAGCGCTGCAAGGGACGCTTCGATTTCATTGTGGCGCCGGAGTTTCTTATCGACCTCAGTTTCAAGCGAAGCCAAGTATGCTTTGGCTTCCTTGATCTTATCGTTGATCTTATCCAACTCACCCTGGGTATTATTCAGATTGCGGGCGATAATTTCGTCCGCCTCAGCCCTGGCACTGTCTAAGATATCCCTGGCCTGTTTGTTCGCCTCTGTAAGAGCCTTGGAAGTGTTATTGCGAGATTCAATTAGTCGGGCCCTAGCTTCTTCAGCCTCAGCCTTAGCTTTATCCATCTCAGTAACCGCCTGCTGGCGAGCAGCTTCGGCCTTGTTCAGTTCCTCAGCTTTCTCCCAAAGCATGCGATCGATGCGCTCGAGTTCATCGACCTTCAGGCATATATCCGCAAGGGCCATAACCACAGGCCGCAACTTGTCAACGGTTTCACGGAGTTCCATGGCTTTTCCTTATGATGCCGCCACAGGCGAGGGCCCAGATGAAGGCGGTGATTGGAGTGTAGAAGGGGAAGGCAAAGCAGGCGCAGATACAGCAGGTGATGTAGAGTGGCCACATTGCGCTGGATTTTTGCATAGCCAGCCAAAACCCAACCGCAAACAATGGCACAACACCAATGCCGTATTCGAAGATGAGTTGGAGGTAGTCATTGTGGACATACTCCGGTTTCCACAGCCTGGCGTTGTCGTGGTACCAAAGTTCCGCAAACGACCCAACACCATGGCCGGTCCATACCATCAAGTTGATAGCATAGCGCCAGATTTCCAGCCGCTGGATTTCATTCACATACAACGAACTAGCAACCCACGATGCTGCGACAAGGGTGGCGGTTAAGAGGATGAAAGGCTTACGGATGAAGTAGGCAATGATGCCGAAGGCGACTAAGGCCCAGGCTCCGCGGCTGTTAGACAAATACAGTCCCGGGATCAATAAGATCGACCACCACTTCATCCCCACACATATAAATCCGACTATACCTAACGCCATCACCCACCCATGCAGGGAGGGATTGAAGTATAGCCCAGCCGGAGTTTCGCTGTGTGAGTAGATGAACTGGAACCCAAGCGAATGGGCCAGGGCCAGAGACGAACTTATCCCAAGACCTATAGCTATCCCCACCCACACCGGACGCTGGTCCATCCGGGACCCAATGACTAAACCGATCGCGAAACTCATCAGTATCCACAGGCCGTAAGCCCATTGTCCCACACTCCAAATCGCGCTTGTGATCGCGTAAACGGCAAAGAGACAAAACAAAAGGTGGGGGAGGCCCACTTTGAACCTCCCCCACAAGGCTACCGGCAAGATGAGCGTCAGTCCGACCAATCCCGTGGGCAGGGTCTGACCTGGATAGACAGACACTGTTGGGATTAGGCCGAGAAGCATCTTACCGGGTTCCGCTACAGAAGTAGTCGTATGCCATCGTAGCGCCAGTAGCCATCGCGGCATGAGTAATGAGAATGCCGGTGACGAACAGCTGACGAGAGATTGGCGATGCTGTAGTGAAGGTCCGCTGCTGCGTGACACAGAACGGAGCCGTCAGGTAGACCTGATTGAAGGTGATCACACATCCAGTAGATGTCGTTCCTTCAGTCACAGTTCCTGCGAAGTCACTCCCTGAATTAGAGGGAGAGGTTCCGCAGGAGGACACAACCGGCGCTTGCGTCGGCCTGACGAGGACGTGGCCCGGGAAGTAGACGTTGTTGTTAGAGTCAACGCCAAACTGTCCGAGTGGGTCCTGTGAGAGTTGCAGCGCCCGATTGATGTTCTGTGCGATGCTGATAGAGGCACCGACAGCACAAATCAACAGGCCTGCAAGGATGAAGTTTTTCCAGCCTTTCATCCTAGTACTCCGTCCAGTAGAAGCTGATCGCCGCCAAGCCCGAAGACACCGAGATGCCTCCGAAGTTCACACAGACTTGCTGGGCAACGCCACGGAGAGTAGGGGCAGCCGCAAAGGAACGATTGCCCCAATCGAACAACGCCGTCGGGCCGTTGGCAAGAGCCGAAGTGGTGTTGAACGACACCGTCCGGGCATCCAGCTGTACCGCCGTAGCATCGACTGTAGGGTTGGCGGTATAGGCCGTCGTGGTTGCTGTGGCCGCGGCGAAGGTCGAGTCCAATGGGATCGGCACTGGAAGTGCGGTAGTAGCCGCAGCAGTTCCACCAGTGTTAGCTACCGAGTGTTTGAAGATAATAACCGGCAGCGTAACGAGGGTACCAGCAGTACCGCTGACACTGATCCGCTGCACCCGGGTGATTTTCGTGGCCGATCCGGTGATACAGGCGACATCAGTGGCCGAGGCTGCGGGAGCGATCCCGTAGCCAGAGGCCATATACGATGGCACAGTGGATTCACTGGCGCAGGTGATCCCCGGAACGGGAGATGACGTAACGCCAGAGATGGCAACGCACTGTGCCTGGACGGCGAGTGTCCCGCCCAGGAGGATTGCAAGACCAAGGAGAAGCTTTTTCATCTGTTGCTCTCCTTAGTTCGCGACATTCAGTCCAGCGCGATAGCCGCCCTGGATTGAGTTGTCGGTCGAGTTGTACATCTGATCATCGCGATCGATCACAACACCAGCGATCACAGTACCTGCGGTCGTGGTGGCGGTGGCGATGCGATAGATCAGCTTCATGAAGCGCGGGACTGCCTTGCCCTGAGGCGGGCGAGGGAAGTCGATGTCGAGCAGACGAGCGCCAGCCACACACTGTGCCACGGTGTAGATGGGCGAGGCCCACCATTCCGAGAACGAAGCCGGAGCGCCAGAGCCATCATCGACAGCGCCGCAGAGAACGACCTGCAAGGTGCCGCCACCTGCGGAGACGAGCGCTTCCTGCATCTGCACCAGCAGCTTCAGGGAAGGCTTGTCGCCAATGCCCATATCGCGGGCACCGCCACCATTCGCCGACGACGGGATACCAGAGACGATACCGTAGTCGAGGATGTTGGTCGAATCGTAGTCTCCTGTACCCTGGCCCACATCCTTGGGCGCAGAAGGCAGGTCGAACATTTGGAATGCGTCGAGGATCATGTTCGATGCTCCTTAGAAGCCGGTAACGGCGGCTTCGTTGTTGAGGATCGCGTCAACCGTGCGAACCGGGATGCCACGGAACGTCGTGACGGTTTTGCCATCGAACTCGCGCAGTTGCAGGAGCACGTTGGTTTTGTTCATCGCCTGAAGATCGAGGTAGGTACGGACGACGCGGTTGCAGTAGATAACCGTGCGGCCCATATTGGCCCGGACTTCCGGAGTGTCGGAGGACTGGATCGCCGTCGCCATCGCCGGAGCGGTGGGCAGGCGGTAGAGGGCGCGGATCAGCAGGTTGATGATGTTCGCCGCGCTCACACCAGTCAGTTGGCTCACGTCGATGTTGGCGATACGAGCAGTGTAACGCCAGTCGCGTTGAACCAAGCCGATCTCCCACTTGAAGTGGTCGCGATAGGCCTGGAAGGTATTGCCGCTAGCATCGGCCACCGGCCACTCGCCCATGTCCTTGTGCTGAAGGCCAGTGATCTTGCCCTTCGGGAAGGTGGCATGGGTGGTATCCGGGCCCCAAACAACGATCCAGATCGACGTGTTGGTCGATGCCAGACCGCCGCCGTTCAACACGTTATTGGCGGTTTGCGCCGCCGAAGTGTTGCCGGTGGAGTAGCGTGGGGCGAAGCCGGTGAAGCGTTCCGGGTTGATGTGCTGATTGCCGTACATCAGTGTGGCGGCAACCTGCTGCGACATGCCTTCGAGGAAGGCTCGGACCTCGCTGAGTCTGAACTCGGCGGTGTTGCCGTTCAGGTCAGCGATGTCCCTATCGACGATAGCGTAGGCTTCGAGGTTGCCGCAGGTGTCGACGATCTGTGCAGTGGTTGATTTGGCGTTCGGCACGCCTTGGTTCAGCAAGCGCCACGTCGCTTGGGGCAAGCCCGTACGGACGGTGGTCTTGTGACCGGTAGGAAGGTTGCCCTCGACGACGAGCATGTCATCAAGAATTTCGTTCGTCTGACTGAGAAGCTCGATGATGGATGCTACGCGGTAGCCATCCTCCATCCGCTTCGCCCAGTCGGCGAAGGTCAGAGCAGTTGATCCGACAGTGGCCACAATGGCCTCCTTTCATGGTTAAGTTCAGGGTGGCTCACACTAGGGTCCATCTGGGTTCATCCACTCTGTGGCAGGACCTACGGGTGATTGGGGTAAAGAGATTGCGCTGCCGATGGGCGCGCTGTGGGTTTGGCAGGCGTGCCTGAGACAGGCTTGCCTTCGCTATACTTCTGTGCGATCTTCCAGAATGCTTTGATGAAGGATGGATTGTCACCGGCACCGGTAAGGTCCATCGCCTGTTTGAATTCATTGGCGAGCTTGGGGTCGCCCATCGAATCCAGCAGACGATTGATGTCGGTTTTGACCTGCGGTAGCTTGGTGCCGATTTCAGGATCGGCCTTAACCGCATCCTGCCATTCCTTCCGCTGATTGTTATACAAATCCATCTGCGCCTGCGCCGCGGATTGCGATTGCTTGGCATAGTAATCGATAAGCTGCTGGGCCTGATTCTGGCTGAGATTCAGGTCCTTGAACATCGTGTTGACTTCCGTCATCTGAGCTTCATCCATCGTGAAGTTCTCAGGGAGTTTGTAGGCTTCGTACTTCTCAGGGGCACCAGTTGGTGCCTTATCATCTTTCTTATCGTCTTCAGTTAAGAGCGTCTCTTTCTTCTGTTCCGCCGGTGGCGGAGTCGTATCCGTCGGCGTCGTCGGCTTCAACTCCCCTGTCGGGGTCCTGGCTTCGTCTTGATTCGGCTGAATGTCGCTCATTTGCTTCTCTCATCATTTGGACGTATTGATCTGGACAGCTAGACATGACATCATTGAGTAGGCGCAACCCGACGTTTCTCTCTCCCTCTCGGAAGAGGACAGTGTTGGTGTCAGGTGAAAAGGATGTGGCAAAGACGTGGCAGGATTCGAGAATATCATGCATCCAATGACGACCAGCAAGATTATCCATGAGGCCAGCCATAAAAATCCGCCGATCGCGATCAGCAATCCGGGATGCCTTCTCGGCTTTACGTACATCCTTACGCTCCCCGGCGTTATACATTAGTACCTAATCCAACGCCCAAGAGGAATATCAATCGATCGACCAAAAGACTTAAAAACACAACCAATTGATAAAACCCTTCGATGACAATGAATCTTATCCACAAACTTATGTCGTTCAGTTATTATAAAATAAATCTGATTCTTGCACTTATGTGGCTCATGTGCTTCAGAATATAAGGGAGAACAAGTACCTATGAATTTGCTCTTATACATTATTGCCCGTCATCGCTTGGAGTGCATTCATTCCGCCACCGACATCCGTTTCGCTAAGGGTCTTAGCGCCGGCCGCCATCTTCTCCGCCATCTCAGCCTGCTGCATCTGCTGCGCCTGCTCCTGTCGCCGGGTGCGGAGTTCGTTCAGCGCTTCCGGCGAACGGATGATCTTCGGGTCGATGCTGAGCAGACTTGAATACTTGTTGATGCCGTAGTCCACGTCGACGTTGTCATATGCGGATGGATCGACCGCGCCGACCTGTCCAACCCACGCGAAGATTTTCTCAATCGCTGTGGCTTCGGTTGCGGATTGAACTACGTTAAGAAGGGAGACGAACTCCGTCTCCACATTCATGTCGGCGATTTCGGCCGGTGGCGGTGGGAAGATTCCGGCGCGGGAGCAGATGCCCCACACCCGTTCGTGGAGGACCTTCAGCCCTTCGTGGTCAAGGCGTTCGAACACCGGGCCTATCATGATCAGCGCTTCGGACTTACGCTGGTTGACTTCGTCGATTGTGATGTTGGAGCGGGTTTCGTATTGCGACAGCGGCTGGAATAGATCATTGAAGAAGGTCTTCTTGATTCGCTCCCGAACCTCCGCTAGGTCTTCGCTAATTTCGTTCACAGGAAATTTAGTGTCGTAGATTGAAGCGATAGCAGCTTTGCCAGATTGAGCAAAGCCTGTGATGTAAGTCATTCCACCTGGGAGAAGGGAAGCGGGTTGGTTCTTCAACTGCACATCGGCGACGAGTGGCGGGTTGACCATCTTGTCGATGGCCTGGGCCTTGCGCTTGGTCTCTAGTTGGAGTTGCTTCTGATCGCCAAGGGCGTCCATGGAAGGACCGCGGCCGTAGGCGTCATTGGAGACAAGGTCCCATCTAGCGGTCATCTGCGGCTGTTCGTGGAAGCCCTTCTTCTCAAGGAAGCCGCGAGATTCGCCACTACCACTTTGTTGGGATTGTGATCCACCCCATTCCCAATATACTTCACGATAGGTGAAGACTTCGGGGATGCCTATATCGCGGTCCTTATCGTTCGGCTCGATCGCATGTCCTACGATGATCTCGCGGGTAAGATTGGAACCATCGTTTTCGCGATACATCTTTTGAATGTTGGGAGAACAGTTCTCGATCCTAAAGCGCTTGACCAAGGCGTAGATCGACATAGTAAATTCGCGGTAGAGAATGCAGGGCCGGTATTGGCCATCGATGTCAACGTAGTATTCCCCAGCGCAGGGGTTGTAGCACCAGATAACATTCTCGTAATCTTCATAGATGATCATGGTGGCGGTATTGAACGCCGCCAAGTCGGTGAAGAAGGTGGCGATGGAATTGTAGAAGTTCGATTCGTGGAACACCCTACGAACGACTTGCTCACAGTCGTAGAGCCACCGGGAGACAGGGTTGTTTCCGGTCGAGTCGATCGTGCCAATCTTGTATTTGAACCACAGGCGCGATGGTGGGGTTTTGCCTGACATCAAGCCCGCGGCCATATTCCGCAGCGCCACGCAACCTGTGGAGTCAATGATGTGTTGGTTGATTGGCGATCCCCGCGCCATCTGATTGGGGGTGATCAGCCATTTGTATCGACGAGGGAGGAAGTAGTCCGCAAGTTCGCGCCAGTGGGTCCACCAAGAGTAGCGGTTAACCTTCAGCCCAGCGAGGCGGCCCTCGAAATATCGGCGCTGTTGGGAGTCATCCATTAGGATCGATCCCCTTCAACAATCTTGTCTTCCAGAGTTGTCGCTGTCGCTATAAGCCGCCCGAGTTCATGCATCTCCACCGCGGCCACAAGCACATCCGCATCGTTGACCTTCGGCATTGTCTGTCTCGGAGGTTGCGTTGGGCCGGGTGGGATTTTCATTGGCCTAAGAGTGTCTTGCTGGAGGAATTGGTTGCGTCTGGCGATACATCGCCGAGGAAGGTAGGAGTGGATTTTGACCGCGGCTTCTTGCCGATCGGCTGCTGACCCACGATTGGCGGTGGGGCTGGTGGTGCGCCTGGGGCTTGTGGTGTTCCTGGGGATTGTGCTTTGCCGAACATCAGGCGATCATCCTTTCCTCTTCGAAAGGGTTGTAGTCGGATTCGACAGGGGCTGGCTGTGGATAATCGCCACCAGCCCGGGCGTGGTTGTTTAGAGGATAGGCGAAGGTGAGAG